ATACAATGGATTTTGCAGATAAGTTGCTTAAAAAAATTGGCAAATACGCTAGATCACTGAATCATAGACTCACATTTCATCCTGGTCAATATAATGTAGTAGGAACTCCTAACGAGAAATGTTTCCATCAAACCATTTCAGATTTAAGTTATCATGCAGAAGTATTAGATAGAATGGAAATGGGAAAAGATTCTGTAATGGTTGTGCACGGTGGTGGGAAATATGGCGATAAGCAAAAAACTCTAGACAGATGGTGTGAAAATTTTAAAAGATTACCCCAGGCTGTTCAAAATAGACTTGTACTTGAAAATTGTGAAAAATGTTTTTCGATTGAAGATTGCATTTATGTATCTAGAAAGGTAAATATACCAATTGTATTTGATACGCATCGCTTTACTTGTTATAATTTGTTACATCCTGATGAAACACTAAAACCCGAGAGCGAATATATAGAAGAAATTTTAAACAGCTGGAAAAGACGAGGTATAAAACCCAAATTTCATGTTTCCGAACAAGGAAGCGGTAGATGTGGTCATCACTCAGATTACATTGAAGTAATTCCTGAATTCTTATTAGAAATCCCGGTAAAATATAAAGTTGAAATTGATATATTGATTGAAGCTAAAGCAAAAGAACAGGCGATATTCAAGTTATATAGTAAATATCCTTTCTTGAATTGCAAAGTATAATTTGTTTTAAGATTATACTAAACTAATTTATTTACATACGAGGGAATCCAACAAGATTGGCTCCCATACCAAAACCGGCACCGGAACGGGCACCAACCGCCATACTAGGGACGTAAGTGTCCAAGATGGAGAAGGTTGCTGCAGCCGTAAGAGCAATGAGCATAACTTCATCTAAGTTAAGAGAGCGTTTTGGGATAGCATAAGCAGCGATTGCTACCATGATACCTTCAACTAAGTATTTGACGACGCGACGGATAAGTTCGCCAAGATCTAAGAGACTTCCTAATTCACCGAGCATTATATAATAATCTCGAGAAAAAAAAATTATAAGCTGTAAAAAATAACTTAAAATAATAAGACTCTCAAATATATAAATGACTAAAGAATTAGCTTTTGAAAGACAAAAATTAGCTGATGGATCTTCTAATCCTAAATATGTCGATTTACTTGATGAAGATAAACCAGTTGCAGGACAAAAATTTACTTGTATCTCATTTGTAAGTCCTGATAATATTTTGAAAAAGAAAGATTTATTTTTCTTTGAGGAATTCCTAAAGCATTGGGATTACACCAAAGGAGTGCAGAAATTTACAGCATTTCTTAATTTCTTATCTTATAAATATAGTATGAATTTTGATAAAATTATGGGAGATTTTCAAGAGTATGTAAAAAGTGAACAAAAAGATCTTGTCCAAACCACAATTGGAGATGACTACAAAAACTTTATTGATGCTAAAGAAGAAGATCTTGAAAAAACATTTAATGAAATGTACTCATTTCAGACAAATACTCGGGGACTAAAAGTCAGAGGCTCATTTCCTTCACAAGAGGAGGCTGAGTTAAGATGCAAATTGTTAAGAGAGATTGACCCAAATCACGATGTTTTTGTAGGTCCAGTTGGAATGTGGATGCCGTGGGATCCACAAGCATACAAAACAGGGCGCGTTGAGTATCTAGAGGAGGAACTTAATCAACTTATGCATGAAAAGAATAAAAATGAAAGACAAGCCAAACACGAATTTGAGAAAAGAGTAGCCGAAACTAAGAAAAAGGCAATAGAAGAAAATATTAAAATTGCTCAGGAAAGCGGTAATAAATTAACTCAAAATGTAGATAAGGATGGTAATTTAGTTGGTATTGGCGTTACTAGTACTGAGGAAAAATTCAATGAAAAAGAGGTTGTCAGTTCAGCTGATATCAGGAAAGAATTATTTGAAGGAGAAAATATTAGAACGCGAGACACTGATAAAGCAGAAGCTAATGCTTTGGAACAAAGCGCCGACAATGTAAAAACAAATGTAGATATGGTAATTTCTGAGAAAGATGACCATGATGTAAATAATTAAGTATTAAATTGAAATTAATTAATTGAATTATATAAAATAAAACCAATATCTTATATAATTATACATGAATCAAACGAACGATTATCCAGGCGAGATTTCTCCAAATTCTTTGAAAGGCAGAAGCACTCCAATAAATATGGATAATTGCATCAAAATTAAAAGTCCTCCTCCTGCTCCAAAGAAAAAACCACAAAAGAAAAAGAAAAAGAAAACTCACAGATGCGGGTTTGATGGTTGTAGAAAGAAACTTAATTTAGTTCAACAAAATAAAACGTGTAAATGTGAATTAATGTTTTGTTCAAAACATTTTCCATTTGAAGATCATAATTGCTCTTTTGATTATAAAGCATTTTCAAAAAAAAATATGAAACGACTGTAAGTTTGGGCGGCGGATCATTTACCAAAGTAAATATAATTTAGTTACCATCTACTCTTCTTTACATTAATAGTAGGACCCTTTCTACCAGCAGTTGGATCGTAATTATCATCTTCGTCGTCGCTTCCCAAATTTTTACTCATCTCCCAAAATTCTTTACTTCCCAATTTAAAGTCTCTATGTGCACTAGCTTTATACCAAAAGATCTGATCTTCTAATTTATTGGATTTTGCATTGTTTGATACAACTAAACATTCATAGTTTTCTGTACATTGATCCATTACTTGACAAAAAGATTCAAATGTTGGAAACATTCCTGCAAAGTTTTCATAAATCCTTTTCCTATTTGCAATGTAGGGCTCTCTTAAGATAAATGTGTAATCTATATTAGTCCGTAGATTAGGTGGTACACCTAGAGGATACTGCATCGTAATAATTAACATAATTTTCCAATGGCGACCATTCATGAAAAGAAGTCTCATTAATTTGTCTCTTGACCAAGAATTATCATATAAGCAATCGTCAAGAATACAGAAAGCTCTTCCATCTATATTTGATCTACCATAAGCCGTCTTTTCCTTTTTAACTTGCTTTATCACCATTTTTTGTCTTTTTAAAACATTCTCAATAATGGCAGTGTTGTATTCATCATGAATGAATAATTTAGGAACTAATGAACCATAAAAACCATTACCCGCTTCTGTCCCTGAAATTACCGTCCCAATTGGAATATCTTGATGATAGTACAATAAATCTCTTACCAAGAAACTCTTTCCTGTATCTCTTCTTCCAATCAATACAATAACCGGACCAGATGCTTCATTGGCTTTGAAAGAGATATTTTTCATATCGAATTTTTTCAGCTCTAAATTCATTGTTATTATATGCTTATTTAATAATTTATATATAAATTACGCACAAATCCAGTTAAAATTAATAATTTCTTTTATCTATAACTATAAATGTTTGAAATTTTCTATAAAAAAAATGATAATTCAGCCTTATTCAAAGAATTCGACTTGAATAAAATTAAGCATATTCAAAATTATATTCCATTATATGGAAAATTTTTTAATCTAGGAGAAAGTAATTATCAAAATATTAATTTAAATCAACCATATCATATTACAAATTTAGAAAAAACAGATCAAAAAAATACATATAATTGTCAAGTTAAATCTGATAACAATGAAGAAAGTTCCAAAGCATTTTTCAAATTCTCTCCATTGATCGATCCCATTAAATTTATGGTTGGAAAATATGGAGATTTAACCGAAGAATCGAAAAAATCGTTACCCAAACTATCTCAAAATACATGCCATCCTAAAGTACTCGATGCTAATAATTCAGCTTATGTGGATGGATTTTTTACTTATTTGACAAGCAATGTTTTACATAACCATAAATTTATTCATGGATTAGACTTTTTTGGGTCTTTTTTGGGAATTCAAGAAAAATTCAATATGAATATTTTTGATGATTTAGAATATTTAAATGATAGCAAATATTTCCATGAACAGAAAGGTAAATTATTTGATATAGAAGCTATCGATGATGAAATGTTTTTTGACGCAGATACCCGAAATTATAAAAAGAAATTAAAGATTGATAAAAATATTAGCAATAAATCGGTTTATTCCTTGAATGGAGAGAATTTTGATGATTTGTTTATTACCACATCCACTGTAAATAATGAGCCTGTAAAATTAACGGAAGCTTTGGTATTCGAATTTAATCTAAAAAATAAAAACACTCAAAATAACAGTAGTAGAAAAAGCGACTCTACTTGTTCGTCACGTTCATCCCATACTTCAGACGGTTCAAATAAAGAAGAAGAATCTTCTAGCGATGAAGAGGAAGAAGCGTCCATGTCTTCTTTTAGTAGTATGGATTCTGATATTATTTGCAATGCCATTATCAAAGATTTTCCAGTACAAATTATTTGTTTGGAAAAGATGGAAGCGACTCTTGATTCATTGTTGGGTGAAGAATTATCCGATCATGAATGGCGATCTTGCTTATTTCAAATAATTATGACACTAATAGCATATCAAAAGATGTTTAATTTTACGCACAATGATCTTCATACCAATAATATTATGTTTAATAAAACTGATAAACAGTTTCTTTACTATAGATACAATAAAGTTTATTATAAAGTACCTACTTACGGAAGATTATTTAAAATAATAGATTTTGGTAGATCTATCTATTCATTTAAAGGTAAGTTTATTTGTAGTGATAGTTTTCATCCAAAAGGTGATGCAGCCACTCAATACAATTGTAAACCATATATGAATGACAAGAAACCTAGATTGGATCCCAACCCTTCATTCGATTTATGTAGACTGGGTTGCGCATTATACGATTTTTTTATGGACGATATAGATGATGTTAAAACGTGTGGCGATCCAATCGCAGCATTAATAAGCGAATGGTGCTGTGATGATAAAGGAAGAAATATTTTGTATAAAAAATGCGGTGAAGAAAGGTATCCGGATTTTAAATTATATAAGATGATTGCCAGATCTGTTCATAATCATACACCACAAAAACAAGTGTCGAAATCAGTATTCAGTTTGTTTGTTTCAAATAGGAAGAAATGTGGCAAAAAGAAATTCATTGATATCGATGCTCTTCCGATTTATGCATGATTTCTTATTGGCAATAATTAGTCAATAAGAAAATTAACGTCGTCTTTTTGTACGTCTCTTTTTATACTTGCGTTTCGCTTTTTTTCGTTTTTGCGTTTTCTTTCTTTTAACGCGCGTTTTTCTTCGCATCTTCTTCCTTTTTCTTTTTGTTCTACCGCCCACTTTTTCAGTTTGGGTGGTAGTCGGTGGTTGTGGTGGTGGAGGAGGAAATGGGAGAAAATTCGTTGTAAATCTTCGTATTAAACCGAAGAGTTCGCCTGGTGATATAAATTTATTCATATGAATATCCGTTTGTGTGGGAGTGTGGACTAGATAAATTATTGGATTCTTGGTCGCCTTTTTGATTTCGTCATCACTCCCGCAGTGGGGATGCTCGTCTTCTCTTAAAAATGAATATTCCCCAAACTGCTCTTCAAATGTATCTTTAAATGCCTTATACAATATTCCGTTATTACCATAAAAATTTTCGCCTGGTTTTTGGCGTTTCTTTGGCAATCCAGCTTTAGATCGGCAAGGCTTTGGTTCTTTTGAAGAAAAGAACCCTGCATTTTCATTTCTACACGTGAACCAACCTCCGTCAGGATGCGTTTTGGTAGAATCAAGGTAATAATACACCTTATTACAATTTTTTTTAGTTCCACTCTTTCCTTTAAACATTTTACATATTGTTTGTTCGCATTTGTCCGATGGAGATCTAGCTGCCCTCATTATACATTAAATTAATATTTTAATATTATATGAACAAGAAAACTAAGGGATATTTATTTATAGCCATTTCGATACTATCTGTTGCGGCAATGTCTTTTATAGCATTTACCTTAAAAAATAATGCTAGAAAAGCTAAAAAAAAAGAACCGTGGACCTTCTTGGAGTTTTTAAATAATGGCGAAACTATAACATATAAAACAATATTTGTAGGGGTTTCATATGGTATTATAATAGGGCTGATTGATGTTTTAGGGATTTGGTA